GTGAATCTTCGGCAGCGACTGCGCATATTACTGGATTCTCGCCGTAAGACGTTTAGCCCCCCTAAACAGCCTCTATCTAAGGCAATTGTTCAAGGCTATGACCGCGCCACAGGCAGATACATTATTGGCCAAGGCGGCAGTGTTAAAGTCATGCCGTCTCTGAGCACTGGTGCGGTGGCTGTAGGGGGCGGTGTTAATGGTGGAGCGTTAGGTTTTGATACGATGCCTCATGCTCCACGGATTGCTGAGCCAGTACTTGTCACCGCACCGGTACAGGCAGAACCTTTGGCAGCTATCACCTATATTGCCGATAAATTTGTAAACGGGAAACACCAGATTTGGGCCATTGGGGCGGAGAGCCCTAAGTTAATTGTTGAGTTTGACTCAGAAATCTTGGGCATATCTAACGCGTTAAGCTTTGGCGTGTTTGGGGCTATTGCAACGAACCAAAGGACACAGTTTGCGAATAGGGTTAGGTTTCATAACCTGAAAGGTCAAGTCCTAGGGGTGACGGCTGCTAAAGGTTCTACATTTATTGTTCAGCGAGGTTGGGCAAGTCTTGGCATACCAGACGATGAGGGGGACGGTGAAACCGTGCAGTCCTACGAAAGAACAGGCGGATTAGCTAGGACAATTACTAACCCTGACCCTGCTGTTAGTCAAAGCCAATTTATTACGCCGTCTCTGAGTTACGACAATAAACTTTCTATTTATGATGTCAGCGCTAGCCCCGGTAATTTTCCGATTATTCGACTAGCCGTAGCTGAGCATGATTACCAGGGCGCCATAGCCGCTGTCTCAAACTCTACCAATCTCACTATTAACGGCGAACGTTTTGCCCCAACGACAGGTGTCTTTTATTGGAATGAGAATGGAAGCCCAACGAAAATCACTACAGGAGTATTCCCCCCTAACCGTACCGGATTCGGGTTTGCGGTTGCCTCTAACTGGCACTTAAAATTCCCCCACCTATACGCTACAACTGACGTGTTATCCAACAGCAATGCAGGCATACAATCAATTACGTTTGAGAAGTATTTAATAGATTTGACGGCAGAATCACTAACCCTCCTGGGTACTGTCACAACCGATGTCTACGGTGTCAATGACGCGGATATGCAAATCAGGCAAGCTGTTCTTAACTACAATTTATTTGAGCAACTGCCAGTAACTTAGCCGCTGTACCCCTTGCTCTCTTCCTACTCGTTCATATCGCTTGATAATGGCAGTGGCAGAGTTCTCTTGACCTGGACTGTGAAGGCATTCTACTTCAGACAGATGGACAACTAGGCCTAACCCATGAATATCTGCGATCGCGTTTTCCAGCTTGGGCGCTGGCAGCGGTTCAAATAGTTTTGAGAATCCCCAATCGACAACACCAGGAACTTTCTCTGTTATGTCGGCTCTGCATTGGATGCCAACGCCATCGATCAACCCTTCTTTGCTCAATTTCTCGGTTAGACAGGTGACGTTCTCCCAGTGAGGCTTAGAATTTACAGCGTATTCATTTAACCACAACTGGGCATTGGGGAATAAATTCCGCGCCATGGCAAACACTTTTAGCTGCCAATCAGAGCCCCACCGACGCATATTCCAACCTGAACACTCATTGCAAATGTCCCACGAGTGTATGAGCTTACGGTACTGATCGGTCCTATTGACAAGGTAAGTTCGCAAGTCTTCGACCCTATCGACCCTGGGCGCATCGCGCTTATCAACCAAGGGGTGCCCATGGAGCTTGTACCCCTGAGCATATAGATGTTTCACCTTACTGACGAGGTCTTGAGATACGCCACTCCGTTGCCTCGAGCGAAAGATAGGCAGCGTTAACCAGTTTGCCTCAGGCGGTTTCACCAGGCCCCGAGGGTTAAATTTGTAGCCGATTTCCATGATTAATTCAGTGACAAAGGTTCCTCGTACCATTCCCCATTGGGCCCACCCGGGTTGACGTAGAGAGTGTCGTTGATGGTGCCACCGCTGCCCGATTGAGTGACATACATCTGAATCGGACTATTGACCGCTCCAGGATTCAAGTTCTCAGAACCGCTAGGCACCCACATGGCCCCAGTCGCGTGCCACCCTCCCCCACCCGTTGTTGCTGTTTTTGTGTAGGGCAATGAGTCTGCCCCTGCGTAAGCCCCGTCGTACCGGAACCAACAGTGATATGCCTCAACAAAGATCAGAGCTTTTGAGTAGGCAGTCATGTCTACCCCAGCTAATTCAGTTAAGTCTGCAACCATTGCGGCTGAAGTCATAATTTATCTCTCCAGATTCAAATACTGTTCTTGAGTCAACCCTAGATATTCCGATTGCGATAGATCTAGGTAATCGGATACACCCCCAACGCACGCATTCTCTCCAAAGCCAATCCATTGCTCCTGAGTAAGCCCTAAATACTCAGCTTGAGACATATCCAGGTAACATATCTGCCCCCCTGACATTGCAGAACCCAAGGTAGTTGTGACCTTGATGCCAATCCTGACCCTAGAAACTAGCTGCTCAACAGGTCGAGTGAATGAAGTACCCACCTTAATGCCAACCCGAACCCTAGCGCCTGGCTGCGGAATTTGTGTTGGAGGTGTCTCAATGGTGCCATCAGTAACTTCGATGGGTTCACTCGGCACTGTTCCTGGTGACACTGGCTGGCCGCCGGCGGTGACAGTTGCCCCCTGCAGTCTGTTGAGTAGTGCGCCATTGGTACTGACAATTGCTTGCTCGGGGTCAACCCCCCAAGCGGTGCCATTTAGGGCAAAGTCGTAGATGCTACCATCAAGCCTGAGAACCCTCACAACGCCATAGGGCCGATAACTAGAGAAGAATTCAGCCCGCAATGGGAAACCCATCTCAGCAGATTGATGTCTCGCCTTGGCGACCCGATGCCACACCGACCCATAGGAGTAGCACTGATTAGCCTGTGTATCTCCGATGGTTACAGTTTTACGGCCATAACGACCCGAACCTTGCTTATCAGATAAGTAGGGGACCGTGTAATTCTCTTGTCGTGGTTGCCATCCGCTCGGTACCCCTCCAAATTTAACAGTGGCATTCGCTGATTGAGTTTCACTGCTAATTCTCGCGGGCATCCGCTCGGTGCCTGGCGGTTTAGTTTGGCCACTGCTGCTGTCTTGAGTGGTGGTTTTTACGCTAGCGGGTGCGATCGCACGGTTTAATACTCCTTTCCTGGTATCGTCCGTTGTCGCAGCAAGAATGTCGGATAAAATCCCTTGCTGAAATCTAGAATCACGACAAGCAGGAACGCGGCTTTGGGTAATTATTTTCCAGTCACTAGGAGACTGAGCTTCGTATTTAGTTGTAGATTGCTCACCGGAAACAGTAGATAGCAGCTGACTATTGGTAAACAGTGCATTGACGATTGACCAGTCCAGCCCGCCGAGCCCGCCGAGAACAGACCCTAAAGGCTCCATGACTTCTCTGTCCTCTCGGATCAGTTGCTGCTGCTCGTCATAGGTGTAGTCAATGGTCTCTGTGACATCCACCAGCTGATCTAAGTTGAGGCTGTAAAACGCTGTGTCGTCATTACTAAGCAACCAGTCTACATAGTTGCTAAGGGCAGTTATTACAGGTACTGACGCTGTTTTAGTGACCCGCTCCAGCATGGCATTATCATCTTGGCCATACTGTCGAACAGTCACCACGGTGGATGATGGCACCTGATTAAACACGGTATAGCCGTAGACGCCCCGATACACCAAAAACCCCATCTGGGTTTCTGTTTGGGTGTCGGTTACACGGCTGTTATCAAAATCAATATCCTCAGATTGCCTAAACGTCGAGATAACGCCCTGGCCACCGCCGCTAAAAATAATAGACGTACTATTAGGTGCCCGCTGGACAATAGGCGTAGGAGCAATTAGTGATTTATTGCCACGGTCCTCAGTAAATATCTCACCGGTATTATCGGCCCGGTCAAATACTTCGCGATAACTGCCAGACACTACGGCTTCATCCGCTGGCGGTTGACCAACGATCACAGGTCGAATATCTTCAGCCAGTTCAGCTTCACTGATCACCAATATCGGATCGCTGTCGGTAGCTCGATGGATTTGGATTGACTCATTGCGATCTCACCACGCAAACAACCCCATACTGGCCAGCATTTTACCGGCTGACTCCAGGTAGCTCCCTGATAGCTGGGGAACATCCCTGAATCTGATTGTGGTCCCCGCTTGGTTATAGGTGGGAACGCCACAGCCAGCCAAAGCAAGCAATCGATTGACAACAGTAATGGCGTTTGTGGTGCTACCAGGGTTGACTAGACTGAGTAGCTCAGACTCATCGGTCGGACCAGCAAATAACCGAGCACCAATCAGGCAGGCTACCTCTAGAGTTTGCTGAGGTGGACGCCCTTCTTCTGGGTTCCCTTCATCGGGGGCGCTGCCAATAATCCGCAATGACCCACGGGGATGGAGTTCATAGGCTCCATTGCGCCACACCTCAAAAGTGACCGCCGTACCAATAGTGAATAACTCTGGGTTGTCCCAGTTGTTTATGGGCTGGCCGCCGCGAATCTGGTCTATCTCTATCTGACCGTCAAAGGTAACTAATCCTGACTCATCAACGAAGCTGTCCTGGCCAGTGAACGCAAAAAACTGGAGTGAATAATCTACTCCGCCGATAGTCAGTCGGGGTGGGTTGGTGGCAGCAGCTGGCAGGCGTATGTTTACTCGGGTCATACGCTGATGCCAGGGATTTCGGTAAACGTGCCATTGATCAAATATCGATCCTGGTCTGTTCCTTTCTCTGCAAACTCGACAGGGTTGGCGTCTAGGATGAAATTCACCGCATATTGGGCAAAACTCATGGTGAATGTGTCAATAGTGAAGGTTGTTCCAGCGATAGCTTGCTTTTGAGGAATAGCTTCAAATGGGATTGTTCTCATCCTGTCTTCAAGGATCAAATGAGTGCGGGCTCCAGTGCTAAGCAAAGTTTCTAAAATTTGAAGCCTAGCTTTATCGTCAGCAAATACGACAGCTCTGATAGGCCACTCATACCGTCGGTTATAGGATGGGCCCGTCTCTATGTGTCTGCCCGCTCTGTTGATGCGCTGGATGCTGCGACCAATCCGGTTGATAACGGGCTTGCCATTAGAAAACAGTCGTAGCTGAATGTCTGAGACCACACTACTAGGGTCTTTAACCACATAGTGGGGGTCTGATAGTAACGGACTAACCACGGGCCCCCCTTGCTACCGCTCCGGTGATAGCTGCTATCTGTTCGTATGGGTCGGTTGTGTCCCCTACATTGAAGTTATTCTCAATGGTGTCGGGGAATGATTGCTCAATAGCGGCTTTTACCGACCTAATCTCTTCGGTCAGCGTTGAAATCTGAGAGTCTGCCAACTGTAGTTCTTGTTGAGCATCAAAAAACGAATTAATACCACCTAGTCCGACAGCGTCCAGTACACCACCAGCAAATGGATTGTCTTCGTTTTGGCTAGCAAACCTGAATGCCTCATCGACGTCAAAGCCGCCACGGCTAAACCGCTGGGCCTGGTTGATGGCTGATTGCAGCTGATTAGCATCGTCATCGTCTAGAACCCCCAGCACGGCGGGCTGTCCCAAGGTTTCCTTCCAGTTGGTCAAGGTTGCCTAGAGCATCCGCTTGCGATACGTCCTCTAAACCACTTAGCGCCGACACAATGCTTTCAGCTGCATTTGCACGGTCTTTAGTGGCATCCGCCAAGGCTTTTTCAGTTTTCAACTGCTCATCAGCCAAATCTTTTTGGGTTTTCAGAGACTTCTCAATTGCCTGTTGCCTTCGCTCTGCCGTGGCCTGTTGTTCTGCAATTTGCTCGTCAGTGTCGAGCTGGTCAAGCTGAAGCGCCAAAATATCTTTCTGAGTTCTGGCCTGCTCCTCCAGTGAGTCTGTTTGCTCCTCCCTGAGTTTTACTATTTCTTCCAGCCCGCTCAGCTCTTCGTCAGTTGTGCTATCGTCCAGCTGCGCTCGTTCTAACGCTATTTTGGCTTCTGCTTCAGCAATGCGTCCTAGCCGTGATTCCCTGTCAGCATCCAGTGATACCTGCTGTTGTTGAATCTGGAGCGACTGACGCCGAGCGCTAAATTCGGCAGCAATGGATTGTCGCTGATTGATGAGAATGCGATCGCGCAATTCCTCCACTGCCACGCTGTCTTCAATAGCAGTAGCTTCAGCTAATTTTGCCTCTAAGGTCTGACGGGAAAGTGATAGACGCGATTGTTCTAAATCTGCCTGAGCCCCGATGAGACTGGCTTGGTCCTGCAATGCAGTCAGCGCCAACCCAGACTGAATATTAATCTGCTCAGACTGTAGATCGTTTAGCCGCTGTTGAGCATCTAACTGGCTTTCGGCTGCCTTAACTGCCTCCTCTGCTTTGTCCTTGGCGGCAGCAGCGGCAGCGTCTTGAGCCTCAATCTCTTTTTCAATAGCTTCTAGGGTTAGATCGGCGATACCCTCATTTGCCTTCCTAATCTGATCGGCGGCATTTTTTTCGGAAATGACCTTACGACTGGCAAAGTCTTCTATTTTGGCTATTTCATCTTCTCGTAACGCAATACGTTCTTGGATGCCTTCAATTTCGATGCTTGAAATTTGAGCATCGGCCTCGTCTTCTGTGATATTTCCTGCCGCTTGGTTTTGACGCACCCCAGCAATACGGTTGGACTGGGCCACATCTATCGCCGAGATAGCATCCAGGTTAGCTTGCTTAAATTTTTCAGCGGCTTCCTGGTCGGCCTTGATTCTGGCTGCGGCAGCAGCCTTGGCAGCACGGTCAGCGTCAGCGACAATCTGGTCGCTAGCCTCTTTATTGTCCTGGACTTTCTGGCTCAGTTCCTCTCTAGACAGTCGGGTGCGCTGAGAGTTATCTAGGTCAACGCCAATCCCAGCAGCCCCTTCTGACACAGATTCGTCAAAATTGACAGATCCTTTGATCTCAACAGGCTTAGAATTGCTTAGTCGTTGAATTATGTCCTCAGCAACGCCAAGCAGCCGCAGCGATGGCACCAGTCGTTCTGCGACTTTAGTAAATGCGTCCGCGATCGCAAGGATTTCATCAATGCTATTTGCGGCTGCCGATCCTACTACCAGGATGGTGTCAGCGATGCTCTCTAGCTCACTAGCAAAGCGTTCAATGTTTTCTGGTTTAGATAGTATCCGAGTGATTTCATCTAACAGTTCGGCGGTGACTTCAGCCCCAGCAGCTAGAACGCTGCTCAATGCTTCGCCCAGTCGCTCTGCTAGTTCTGGGTTGTCAGCCAAAGCATCCCTTAGCCGTTCCCCAGCCTCAGCCAATGGGTCTAGCGAGCTAACATCTACTTCTTGAAAAATAGCGGCAAATGTATCAGAGAAGGCGGTTTCTAGTGGCTCTAGTGACTTACCCAAAGAGCTTTGAAAATCAAATATTGCAGTTTGCAATCCTGCAATAGCCTGTTGTGCGGCAGGTGCTGCGCCCTCAATTTCTTTGAACCCTTTAGTAATTGCTGGAATAAACTCAGCGGCAGTAAGATTGCCACTAGCCACCAGATCATTTAATTCAGCAGTGGTAATACCAAGCCCATCAGCGGCCGCACTAAAAGCTACTGGTAACTGCTCGCCTAATTGTTGACGCAGTTCTTCCATCGAGACTACGCCTTTGCTCGCGATCTGCTGCAAAGCGTTGAACGCCAGCCCCGTAGAGGTGGAGTCTTTGCCAAAAATAGCCAGCACCCGACTGGTTTCAGCAAACAACTCATTGACCTGTTGCTGAGGGATACCAGCGGCAGCGGCGGCAGCGGTTATTCCCGCGTATTCATTTTGTAGGACCTGAAATGATTGGCCAGTAGTTTCTGCTGTTTGCCTAAGAAAGTCGATACTCTCAGCGGCGGCCTGTTGGGAGCCGAGAACAATCCCTAGGGCATTTTCAGTGGCCCTGAGTGAGGCATTGGCTTGGACACTGGCCGCGACAAACTCGGTGACTTTGCTAGTTAGTGCCCCAAATGCGTTGACTAGCTGATCAATCAATACAGCGGCAGCACCAGCAGAGAGCCCGGCCAGAATAGAGTTGAACGAACCAGTATCTTTGCTGGCTTTTTGAGCGGCGTCACCAGTTTTGCGGTATTCCCTCTGTAAGTCCTTAAGCGCTTCTTCGGCATTGGCCCCGGATAAATTCTTGATGGTTTCGTTGATGCGATTTATCTGCTCACGCGCCTGGCGTGTATCCGCATCGATGACTATCTTTTTGGCGTCTATGCCATCAATCTTGGAGTCGAGGGCGGCTAACTCTGAGTCAATGTTTTCGACTTTTGGAGTTAGCCTGATGCGGCGAAGAGTAAGCCTTTCAATTTGAGCATCTAGCTTAATGAGCTTCTCACTAGCATCATCGTCAGCCGAGATTTTGATAGCCTCATCATTCAAGGCTTTTAGCTGACTATCGATGAGTTTTATCTGGGCCGTCGCATTTCTAGAATCAGCCTCAACAATTAGTTTTCTGTCTTGCAGTTTTTTGATATCGGCATCTAGTTTGGCAATATTTGACTGAGCATTAGAGATATTGACAGTGATTTCATTACGAGATTCTCTGAGCCTTGCGATCGCAGACTCAATGGTCAACACAGATCTCTGAGCATTGTCTGTATTAACCTGAATATCAATTTCAGGAGCTTTAGCCCTAGCAAATAGACTGTCTAACTTCTGTGTTGCAGCAGTAACAGCTTGGCTATTGATCCTTAAGTCAACATCACCAACTGCAGCAAGCCGTCTTTCAAGGTCAGCGATCGCCCTATCTGCCGATGGGCGATCAATACCTACTTGAAATAAAACTCTGCCAGCGTCAACCATCTACAATGCTGCTAATTTCATCTTGTCAATGTCGGTAATGTCATCTACCCAGCTAGGGATTTTTTTGGCTTCCCATAGCTTCACGTAAAACTTGGCCACGCTCTTGGGAAACAACTCATTCACTGTCTGTTTCCTTTGGATCAGCTCATACTCGTTAAACCATGCTGTATCTGGGTGCTTAACCCCATGCAGCCTTGCGGTGACTGTTCCTAGGTTGGCCAGCGGGCGGGCCTCATACTCCAGCTGCTTAAGCCGTTCAGCTTCATAGACCGAGATCGCCTCTACAACTATGTTTACTGGACAGTGGCCAAAGGTTTCTTGTCTGAAGACCCCAACGTTGGGGTAATAGAGCTGGAGTTTCCAGAAGAGTTCACCCCAGTCGATTTCTTTTTTTCAGTAGCGTCTTCCTCCAATGGAATTTCTTCAGGCTTGCCCTGAATGCCGTAGAAAAACAATTCAAACAGTTCAGTGGTCAAGTCCACCGACAGCAGTGCCGATAGCTCAGCATCGGTGACAGATCCCTCAATCACTTTTCGAAGTCGCAAAGAATGGATTACATAACGCTTAGCGGCTTCCAATGAGCTGATAGATTTATCTTGCTTCAGGGCAGTCCACAGAATCGCTTCATCTACCAATTGGGATGGGTAGAGAGGGACGTCAAACAAAGTGACACCGCCTACATCAACCTTTTGATATTTAGGTTCCAGTTTCCATGGGAGCTGTGACATAAGGGAAAAAAGTATCAGTGTGCACTTGATCAGTATCAGAGGGGATCTCCACGGTGCCATGGATAACCTCCTCTTCTCGGTCCCATAGTTGCTGTTCAGTTCCCGCGATCGCCTTATCCTTCAGCCAGCTAGCAATTACTTTTAGGCCACCTTCACCAGGCTTGCAGAACAGATAAACATCACGGTTACTGAGCACTAGCATTAGGTCTGAGGCGCGATACGGTTGATTGAATCAAAGGCGACGGTGATATTGCCTTGAACCTCGCCACCATCAGCCGCAGGGCTGGCGATACCCGTAGCAACGCAGATGCCCCAGAGAATTGGACCTTTTGAAAAGACATTGCTGTCAGGGCTTTCTAACTCACGCTCTACATAAAGCTTTTGGGTGTTGTCCTTGGCATAAGCAAGCGTTTCATAGAAAGCGTCATAGTACGAATAGCCACCGTTAAAGGTGCCGTCTGCTGTACCCTCACCAATAGATACGGCAGACTGGGCATGGTCGAAACTAGAGAATGATGTGGTAGCAACCGTTTCGTTAATGTCAGCAGACTGACGGATACGGGCCACAGGCGGGAAAACTGCTGTCGAACCATCAGGGATTGATTCATTAGCAGATAGATCAAGAGATGTCCCTGAACCAGCGTATCGGGTACGCACACGGGCAATAACGCTCACGCCAGCAGGTGAAATAAACTCCAGTGGCTGACCAACCTCAACAACGCTGGAGATCGCGCTATCAAGGGTCACGGCGATATCTTCGGCCGTACCTTCAGTTGTGATGCCACCGCTGTCGCCTGTTCCGGCAACAGTAAAAGTACCTGCGATAGGCCTTGATGTTTGGCCAGTTGCGATGAGGGCTGAACGGACGATTGTATTTTTTGCCTGAGGAGGGCTAATGGGTTGAGTGGCTTGTGGCATGGGTTTTATGGGTGATCAAAACTAGAGAACTTGGGTGGAGCTGGTGGCGTAGGTGGTGGCTGAACCTGGGGAATGCTTGATGTCAAAAGAGAGGGGATAATCGCAACGCTTCCAGCGGGAATATCTTGCGCAGTGTGCAGGCAAATCTGGCCAATCCTAGTAACAGTGACCTCAGCGCTTCCAGCTACCTCCCCGTCAGTAGGGTTGATGAACTCAAGCATGACTGTTGAGCTTGGCAATGGGGGAGGGGATGGAGGCTGTGGCTGTGATGGCATAGCTATGAACTCGTGTTTTGGATGATGTCGAAACTTTGTTGCTCTACCGAATCGAGCGCTGTATTTCTGCGGATACGTGGCCCGATCCGGTCGATAAGATTCCCTAATCCCTTGATCAGCAGAGAGCGCCCAGTCATGGTGGTGTCAGTAATATCAAACTGCTTGAGCGTAATCCGGGTGGTGTGACGGAGGTAAAAGTCCCCTCCCAACAAAGTGCGCATATCGCTGTCAATTTCAGGCTCAATCACGCACTCTAGCCCTGTGTGCTTCTTAGGCTTCTGCACCCAAGGGACCCCACTGGTAACAGGCACTGAGCCATCATCAATAGTTAGGGCTTGCACTGTTGCATCGCCGTTCGTGGTTGAAAATGTCTTAGTCCCTAACTCAGTAGCTAAGGCGGTGGCCACACGGTTGCGAAGTTCAGCCAGGGTAATGCTCACGATGCATACCTCCGGACACTCTCAGCAAATAGCGCTGTTGGGTCAATGACTTTATGAGCTTCCTCTACTGGATTACGTGGGGGGAATGAGTTACCTGCTCGGGTTGTATAACCAAAAAAGATCTGAGGGGCGTAGGGGGTATTCCAGCTAAACTCAGCCAAAAACGGGTTAATAAACTGAACCTGCTGAGAGTCTCTGAAGTCACCTCTATCGACAATGTTTCGGGTAGTGCCCGCAGTCTCGCCAGACCGGCGGCGGGTTATCCCTGGCCATGCATAACGCGGTGACTCGATGGCTGTCTGGTACGCACTATCAAGGTCACGGACTGTATCTTGTAGCCCGTTGGTCAGCACTCGGTCTATTGCAGCTCGATTGATAGTTACAGTCGCCATGGGTACAGCATGGCCGACAATTTGCAGGATGGGCTAAAATTCCTGCTATAAAGGATTCCTCGTCACATGCCAGAGATTAGAGCCCAAGGCGTCTCCCAAGCAGTCTGCGATCGCTTTCAAAAAATTTCAGACTGCATCGGAGGTAACACAAACGCCACAAACATGACTGCGATCGTCACTCTGGTCGAGCGGCTGCTATTCTCTAGCCGGTGGACCGATATTCAGCGCAAAGCCGCCACACTAATAACAGCTCAGTGGGCCGACAGAGGGAAAACCGTTGTCGCCATGCATCCGTCAGAGGTGAAGCGGGTTTCTATGGATGGCAATGGAGTCTCAATCTATACAAAGGGCCAGGGGGAACCGTATTGGCTATCTAGTGAGACGTGGGAGCAGGGTTAGCTTGGAATCCAGCCCGCCGTAAACTTCTCACCGATCATCGCAGCTGCTTCCTTGATGGGAAATGCACCAATAGAGCACTCAATGTGCCCTGGCCTGTTCTGGAGTGTTGCCGCGCCTATCACACGCCCCTGGTGCCTGAGGCTGTCGGGGAACAAGTAGTTAGTAGAATCGTTCACCCAACCGTTAAACACATAGCTATAAGTGGGAGAACCAGGAAACGTCTGTTCGTTAATCCCGGCCACATCGCCTAAACGTTGGATGGGTACCAATCGTACTGGGATGACAATCTCATCAAGCCCGGTGGCAGCTCCGCCCTCCCCGTCATCAGTCACGGCTGTTGCTAGCTTGAATGTGACATCTACTGAGATCGCGCCTTCATTTGTTGCGCACCAGTTTGGGTTACTCATTTGTATTTTGGTTGGCCTCTACCAATTTCTACTAACTGACATCGTACTGAGTGGAGAGACTACGCAGTTCTTTCAAGATATTAGGGTAACTCAAGACTACCTCAGACAACTAGACCTTCGTCTAATACTCGCCCCGCACCATGGGGGCAAACGTTAAAATAGTCGTGGAAAATAAAAGCTAATTTCCTGAGGCCTTGATCACTATTGGGGCCTTTTCTGTGGGCACCCTGAGGTGGTCAAGCCCAATTCCTGGGACTGATGTCATTAACTATTGCCCTCGGCTGGTGCTGGGGGTTTCTTTGTTTGAAGGGGTGGGACGAAGAGTTTTAGAGCTGTAAAGATCCAGCGCATTCGTTGATGGATCTCTGGGGCAGTTTCAGCAATGCGTTGGGCGAGATATTCAGGAGACGTACCCTGTCTTTTAGGTTTAACCTCATTATCATGATAATGAGGTTGTAAGTCCGTACGTTGACCCTGTTTTCTCTTAATGGTTGGATCAGCTTTTGCAGCTACCTCAACTATGGCCAAACATTCTTGAACCGTTATAGGTTTGTCAGGACATTGCGACAGCTGCGAGAACTATAGGATCATGGGCGCGTGCATTGTTGTTACAGTGGTGCCATCGCCATGCAGGGTGCAAACCGCACTTCCGCATGAGGGTTTGCCCCTACACGTGGTCAAGTCTGCACAACCAAGAGAGAACGACACCATGCCGAACCAACAACTCGACGGCTTGAAAATCGATCGTGTCCAGCTCGTGAAGGACCACAACAGCTACGATCGGGCCAAGCCCGCGGACATTGCAAACCGCCTGGAGGTGGCCAACGTCCTGGAGTTGGATGTGTGGGCCAAGGGGGGAGGTGACTGGTGGGTCAGCCACAACGTGCCGTTCGCCGGTATCACGAAGACCCTATCCGGCTACCTGTCCTCCCTGAAGACCTGGCACGACCAGAACCCAAAACACGACGTGCTGTGGCTCAACATCGACTTCAAGACCGACTGGCTGGCTGGCAGCGGAAAGGGGGAGTTCGAGAAACTGATCCGCAGGTACTTCCCGAACAACGTCTTGTATCGACCGAAGGACCTGAAGGGCTCCGAGCCAAACTGCCGCACCGCCGCAACCAAAGACATGTGGCCAGAGTTCGGAAGCTTGAAAGGGCGCGTGATTATCGTCCTTACGGGTGGTGCCCTCTGGCGGCACAACCAGCACCTCTCCAGCTACGTCAAGGCCGAGGTCATGGGTGACGGCAACTACGAAGCGACCTCGTTCGTAGCGCCGGACGTGGACGACTGGGACGACACCCTTCCCGGCAACGACGGGGACCTGGACGCTATCAACAAGGAGAAAATGCATGTCGTCATGTTCAACGCGAAGTGGGGCAATCGGGCCAAGGTCAACACCGGCTCCGTCGCGTCACAGAAACTGATCCTGTGGTTCTGGGACGTCCCCGAGGACGACACCAACTACGGCGCTGCGGTGCAGATCTACAAGGCGAGTGTCATCGGTACCGTGAACCGCCCCGAGAACATCCGTCTCAAGCCGAACACCGGCCAGAGGGGTCGCAACGTGGGCTACGCCGTCGTCACCTTCTACGAGGACGACAACGGTTGGGAGGGCCACGGCGATACGATGAACTTGGGGCTCGGCAAGTACAGCTACAAGGGTCGCGGTGGGTGGAACGACCTTCCAAGTGGCTGGAACGACGAGGTGCGGGCGGTGACCATTCCCAATGGCGTCACCGTCTACATGACCGACAAGGACTCGTTCCAGACAGGCGGCAAGGGAACGGTTACCATCCACGGCCCGGCTACGGCCAACATCAAAGACGTGGCAAGCAACTCGGGGCTGGCTGGCAAGGTCTCTTCCATCGAGGTCCGTATGACCTGACTGGGGCCGAGGAGCCGGAGCTCAGCCACCAGGTCCTGCACCTCGTCTATGACTGGAGCCGGGACGGAGACCCCATAGCCATTGCGATCGCGCCACGGCAATGGACCATCGTGACGATCGCCGAGCTACAGAACAGTGGGTTGGTGTGCCTGGGTTTAAATGGGACCTGGGCATGGGACAAGATTGGGCTACCGTTTTGATGGGGTTGCGATCGCGGGGTTACCTGTCGTTATACTGGGCTTGTCGCGATTGACTGAAACGTGCCTATTCGCAAGGATTCCAATGGCCTAACCCCGAAACAGAAAAAGTTTTGCCAAGAGTTCTTGAAGGATTTTAATGGAGCTGCTGCATATGGCAGAACTTATAACAGCAAGGGTACAGACGCTAGCGCAGCCAGGTTACTAGCAAAGCCTAGCGTTCAGCAGTACCTGAATTTGATACTCAATCAAGCCGAAGAAGTCGCCCAAGTATCACTTGCTGCTGTTGTTCGTGAAGCTGGCAGACTGGCATTCTCAGATATCACTGAGGCGATGGAATTTGATGAGCAAGGTGTCACATTCAAGAACTCCGGTGTTCTCCCGAAGCGAGTAACGGCAAGCATTCGAAGCGTCTCATCGACCCGAACTATTACCCGCACTAGAAGCGGTGATGACGTTGAGACCGTGAATATGAAAATGGAATTTCACGGGAAGTCTCAGGCTATCAACTTCCTGGGTAAATTCTTTGGGGTGAGCCAAGACCTTAACCAGATCAGAGCGGGCTTGTTAAAGTACGGAATAGCCATGATTCCAGACTCATCCACGGCGACAGGTTTCAGACTAGAACCTCATGACACTAGCTCCCCTGCCATTGCCTCAATTGAAGCCTCTGAAGCCGCTGCAGAATTTACAGGGGAAGTCTGGGAAGCAGCCGAGCAAGCTTAGCTCACTACATGAGACCCAGAAACAGGTATTTTGGGCTCCTTACCGCTATCGAGTTGTGGTGTGCGGGCGAAGGTGGGGCAAGTCGAGGCTTAGCCTGACCACAGGCGTCATGGCAGCAATGGGGCAGCTTCCTAACTATGCCGCTGGGGATATGTCATCACGGCTTACATTTCCCTACGACCCCGCATCACCGCCCACCGTGGTGTTTGCAATGCCCACACTGAAGCAGTGCAAAAAGATTTTCTGGAAACCATTGGTTAATTTGCTGGCGGGTCAACCCTTTGTCGAGAGCATTAACCGGGCAGAACACACCATTAAGCTGGTTGGAGACTTGCCAGAGATTGTGTGTGTTGGCCTGAACGATGGTGACGGCGATCGCGTTCGTGGCTTTCGTATTGCTGCGCTGTTGGCGGATGAATGGCAGGATGTGAAACCCATGATTTGGGATGAGGTGCTGCAACCCGCTATGGCAGATACACCAGGCAGTATCGCGCTGTTTGCTGGCACCCCAAAGGGCAAGGTCAACCACCTTTATAAATTTGATCTGAAGTCTCAGAAGTTTGACGACTGGGGTAGCTTTCGGTTTGAGACTGCAGATAATCCGTTTGTGCCTAAAGAGGAAATTGAGCGGGCAGAAGCGACTCAAGACCCCAGAACATTTAGGCAAGAATTTAAGGCCAGTTATGAGGATTTCCCTGGCCAGGTGTTTGATCATCTAGAAGATAAACATCTCAGAGGTGACGTACCCACCGAATTTAAGCGAGTAGTGATGGGTGTTGACTGGGGTGATGTCAATCCAGCTCTGTTTGTCGGTGGCAAGGACAACAGTGGTGTGTGGTGGGCCTTAGATACCTGGTATTCATCTACTGGGGTAAATATTCTCGATACTGAATTTTTAGAGCAAGGAAAACGGCTTAAGAAAAAGCACGGAGTACAGGCTGCGTGGTGTGGTCATGATCGGCCAGCTAGCATTCAAAAGTGGCAGACAGAACTAGGTATTCCTTGCAAGAGTTGGCAAGATGCCAAGTCAAAAAATGGTAAAGCCCCTGGGTTGAACGAGAGAAACAGCCGAGTGAATTCGTGCATTTATCATGGCAGATTTAGGATTGCAGGTCATTTAGTAGAGTTCAAGGATAAGATGGCTTCGTATCACAGAGATTCTGATAGTGCAGGCAACATTTTGGATGCGATCGCTAAAGGACAAGATGACCACGAGGTTGATGCTTGCACTATGGCGATCGGCAGCGAAGAATTCAAACAACCTCTCCAATTCAACCTCGACACACTTGCCTCGACCTCACCTTATTAACTATGTACTCTAACAATCCCCCCGTTAAGTCCGGGCTGCTGAATCGGCTGTGGCGGTTGCTGACAGGTGCTCGTCAGACCAAGCAAATGATTGGCACCCAACGTAGTGCGGTTGTGAGTACATATCGATGGCCAACCTGGGACCAAGAGTTAGTTGAATACCCTATACGAGAACAAGAGCAAGCTAAGCTCCTGATCTCTGCTATTTATGGCGAAAATCGAGAAAAGATTTTTGATGACGTGCTGCGGTATATCGAAAGTGATGTATTTAGCAGTAGTGACGGCGATGATCGCGGATTTACAATCTCTGAGACTTTAGATGATGGCGAAACACCCATTGACCCAGATGTTTACGCGATCGCAACCGAGTTAATTCGTCGGAAGAATGGTGATCATTTTGTCATTGGCGGGACTCGGTTTCAACGAGCAGCTAGAGAGGCGGCGGCCTATGGCGATAGCTTTTGGCAGCTAGCAATTGAACGCGATGGTGACAGTTATGCCATTACAGATACGCTCAAAATGCCTTGCTGGGAAATGTTTAGAGTAGAGTCCGACACGGGGGAACTACTCAGGTACGAGCAACGACGAAGACTGTTTGAAGTAAGCCCACAGTTTCAGTTTCCCCCCATCAAAATCATTCACTTTCGCTACCGGCAGCGTGGAATATATGGGCAATCATTGTTTAGTGCATGCCTGACCTATCGAGCAGACCATGACCGAGCACGGCGAAACCTGGCCAAAGTGACCAACGACACGGGTAGTAATCCCTATATTTTCAAGATGCCTGAGGGAACTACGCGAGAGCAAAAGCTACAGTTCAAAGAGGCTATTGACCAAGCGTTTAACGACGGTACAGTCACCGCCTTATATCCTGACTATGGTGTTGAGGTAGATCGGCTTGGCGCAGATGTCCCTAACTTTGAGCCACTGATTGAAGACAAGAAGACGATCCGTCACAGTCTGGTCCCGGCAGGTTTCCCCGTATGGCTTATCCCTGGCATGGACAACACAGGAGCAAGAGACATTAGTGGCGGTCCTGAGCGGGCCTATGCCAGAATGATCAACGATTTTCGAGCGATGCTGACCACAGGCATCCGGCAAGCGATAGACATTGAACTGTTCCTCAAGCTTGGCCCTGACGCCTATCAGGAAAAGGTCATTGAAAAAGGCTACACGGTTACATGGCCCAAAATTACTGTGCTGACCAATCAGGGAATGCCTCAAGATATTCCTGAGACCGACGCTGATGGCATTCAAGAGTTAGAAAGTGATACCAATCGTCTGCGTTACACCGACCAAGGCAGCATAGACACAGCTTGGCTATACCGAGTGATAGACAACGCTATGAGTAGGAACGGCCATGGCAGATAAATTCACCCCTTCACCCTCAGATCTCCCTGACCTCTCTGAGTACGATTCATTAGCTGAACCTGACTGGGAGGAGGTGCGATCTCTCGCCGAGGAACAAGGCTGGGAATGGAACGATGACCAAGGAGCTTATGTTGATGATGATGACGAGGTTGTCCCCCTGAGTGAGATCTTAGAGCTCACCTACGAAGAGCTAGAGCGTATTCAAGGTGAGATATCCACTGCTGTGGAACAACTGGAAGACGATGAAGATGTTACGACCTGGGAGCAAACTTTGGCAGAATTAACAGCAGCTACGGTAGCTCTGTTTTTCCTATTGGGTATTGGGGCCCGTGGAAATGTTAGCGATAATCATGCTGAACATGTGCGCGATCGCCTAACCACCCAGTTTGAATACCTTAGACAATTTAGCAATAGTATTCTCGACGGCGAACTCACCATTGATGGCATCCGAGCACGGGCCAATCTATACCCACAAGATGCTCAGCTACATTATTCAGAAGCTCAGGAGTTTATCCACTCAACAGAAGAATGGCCATATGTGAGAAATCAGCTGGGGGGATGTCAGCATTGTCAGGGTTGTTTAGACGAAGCAGCTAAAGGCTGGGTAGAGCGAGACCAAATGTCCATGCCTGGCACCCGTATTTGTCGATGGAATTGCTGTTGCCTCTTGGAATATGCCAGGGAAGCTCCAGACCAAAATATTATTCAGCGGGCCATGCCTTTTGGTTGGTTAGGAAGAGATAAGCTAGCACTGCCAATAACCATACCTGTCAACTGAAACCAGGATTTGATCAGCTATCGAAGACCGTGGGCGATCGCAAAGTCTAGAAGGCCTTGCGATCGCAGCGAGCGATTCAACTACTCAAATCGAACTATATGCATGAATCACGTATCAACGAAGGAGATCGGGTGGATTTATTAGTTGGGCGACAATTGAGGGAAAATCACGCTTGCAGAACCACAGACAACAGGTCATGCCACGGGGATGAAACGTACATAATGGCTCTCCGCCCCGCTACGCCTGATTGTTGTAGCACAATAAAATGTTTATACTCATCAATCCTAAATCGGTGGTTGCCTACGCAAAAATACCTACTCTGCATTTTCTCGCCCCGTTCAGTGATTAGCTGAATTTTACCCTCCACGAGCTGAGCACTTCCCTCCCAGAGGGTCCGTTTCATCTGATGCCGATAGTAAAGAATGAAAGCCCACACAATTAGGCCGAAAAAAGCCGTTACGCCAAAATACGTTAGCAAGGATTTAACCCCCATATTCCCGGTTCGAATCATCTCCGCCGAAAAACCAAGCAGGCCCAGTCCGAAAATAATGAAGAATAACTCCCATGCAACCCGAGAATTAGCATAGTGGGTACTTGTGATTCGTGCCTTTTGTGCTGTAGATATCTCACCCGTGCGGTTAGCTGCAATATCTGCTGGTGAAAACTCAAATACCTCGGCAAGGATAGCTTGCAGGTTGGTTATTTCATTTTGGATCATGGGGAAATCCCAATTCAATAATGACTAATCACTACCATATGTCAGGCAGCTACAGGGCTCTATCCGTTTCAATCTCCGTCAGGGGTGATGCTCTTTTACAGCTTCCATCCATGCAGGCAATGGTACCGGATTGGACTCAGCCAGCAGTATCGTTATCGTGTTCAACACTACTGCTGCCTCTGCTGAGCTTGCTTCAGAACTTCTTTTTCCTTGAGCTGCCGAATCAACGCCTTGACTTGAGCCTCAAAGCGTATCGGCACTCTAACAAGTTTTGTGGTTCGGCCAGTGGCAGGTCTACTCATATCGATAACGGTTAACCGCTATCAGGAATATACAGCTGTATTATGGAAATTCCGTAGGCTTCCTCAGCATCGCATTAGATACGCTAACATTGCCGATAATCCTCCCCCTCACTTAAATAATGGAAAATCTGGCCACCACATTAGGGCGTGTTTTTTCAGAAGCGATCGCGCCCATGGGCCCACCAAACGAAGAACAACTCGTGCTCATCAATCAAAATCGACCACTTGGCCGAGAGCCCTACACAGCTGACGAGATCGTTTCAGTACCTATCATTGCCAGTAACAACCTTGTGAACTGGTCTAATGGTCGCTGGAACCGTGATGCATTGATCAAGATGGCTGAGACGTATCCTGGTCAGCCCTTTGCCGTAGACCACCCCATGTACACGGTGAAAGATACCGTAGGTTTTATCTATGACGCTCAGCTAATTGAGTCAAATGCTGCTCCTGTGGATATCCTGGAAGCGGCTGGAGAACTGGCCAGCAATACAGCCGTGGTACAGTCTGAAGGATTTATTCAGATGGTTTGCTACGCGGCGATCTCAGCAGGCCACCCAATCTTAGACAGCATTGATATGGGTCGAGTTAACAATGCGTCCACGGGGTGCATTACAGACGGAACAAGTCTTTGCCCGTTAGATGGCACTGAGTTTGGTTCTATGAGTCGTTACCGATGTGCAGAAGGGCATTATCATCCGTTCTATGCGTGGTGGTATGACGTGGACGACGACGACTTAATTGCTCCGTATGCCATTAAGACTGGTGTTATCAGCAGCGTTGAGCTAAGCCTGGTGTTGATGGGTAGCCTGCCAGCCGCCAGCATTCCTAGGGGAGTTTAGTCTTGCCCTAAGATTCCCTTACCCCATGGTCTAGGAATAGGGGCCAACAGAACCAGAGGATCTTCACCTAAATCCAGGAACTTCAACAATGCAGGTGTGGACTCTAACGGTAGACTACTGCGACCACACTCTATTTTCCATAGTGTTGTTCTACTCAGTCCAGCTTCGACAGCAACTGCCTTTTGCGTCACGCCTAAGTCTTCTCTTCTATTTTTTAGGTTTCGGCCAATAATTCTGCGAGCTACTCTGTCGTTCATTTTGCAGACACTTGTTTAATTCAGGAACGATAACGCCATAATAGCCATTTTCTATGGATAAGGTAGACGCAAAGTACCCATCCTACAGAAATGGTAAAAAGTACAAAGGTAATTGTTCAAGAGGAGTCGGCTACCGTTTCTGAAGCCGAACACCTTAAGCAACAAATGAAGCCAAAACCCAAAGGGTTTAAGGCTGAAATTCAGGCATTAAGCCCTACTGAAGCTGAAGAAGAGCCAGTAAAAGAGGAAAAGCCTGATCCTGTCCTGGCCGCGATCGCTCAGCTGAATGAAAAAGTTGACCAGCTATCTGCCGATAAAGAAGCTTCGGATAATCGTGTGACCGAACTGGAGAGTCAGCTTGAGGACCAACGCACCGAAGCAGAAGGCGCGATCGCTGAACTACAAACTCAGCATCAGCAAGAGTTAGAGGCTGTTAATGCTGACAAACAAGCCGCTGATGAACGCGTCACTCGTCTAGAAGGCCTGTTTAAACTCACGGGTAACCAGCACGCAACCACTGAAGCAGAAGCAACGAGTATGGACAGTGCGCCTAATGTGAATACACTGCTTGCGTCAGAGCGATCGCCTAAGGGAATGTATCGCGAGATCCAGTCGATTTTGGACAGTGCCCAGATCGCTCAAAAATATACAGGTGCTGGTGCGTTAATCACAACGCGTGACAATCGGGAGCTAAATGCATTCATCCGTCATGCTCGCAAAGACTCTAAAACCTGGCATCAATTGCTCATGGATGTGGAATCTCATGCTAAGGCAAATGGCCTATTGCGTGGACCCTCTAGCAAGGTAACAGACCGAAATGCCGCTACTGTTGGCGCTGACATTGATGGTGGCTTCCTGGATACGCTGTCGGTCATTATGCGGACCAACAACCGCCCGCAGTATATTTTCCGTAACTTTGCCAATACTCGAATTGATTTTGCTCAGGGGCTTGGTGATACTGTGAAGGTTCCTCGTGCAGCTTATCAAACAGGCCCATCTAATCCTGATGATCGTCTGTTGTCTGGCGCTGGGTCATTTGCCAATATCGATAGCACCAATCAGCGGCTACAAACTGGCACGGTTAGTGCTGTTATCAATGAATGGGGTCTCGGCAAAAATTCAGAACACCCGCCCGTCGGTATCCCTAGCTTTGTTCAGGCATACTCCATGATTGATCTCATGGGGTTGCTTGAGCGCAACCTGGGGGAGGATTACTACCGCTGGGAAGACATGAAGGTTCGTAGCCTATGGGCTCCTACTAGTCGTGTTGTTTATAACGATGGTGATGACGTAACAACGACCACAGCCAATGCTGATGGTAGCGTGACGCTACAGTTTCTAAATAACCTTTATGGCTACATGCGTGGTTTGAAGATCCCAACGTATCAAGATGGTTGTTATGGCATTGTCTTGATCTCTAAGGTCTGCTCTCAGTTCCGTAATGAAATGATTGCCGATGGCATCTGGCAAGCGCCGTCTCGTGAAGCACTGGAAGCCTTGTCTAATAGCCTGTCTATTTCTGTGGGTATGGATGTTGGTCCTACAGATTTAGCAGCAGCCTACCAAGGTAAGCATGGCAACTTCCATATCTTTGATACTAATGCTTATGGAACTGGCACTGTTGGCACGGCTGGTGCTGATGGCGAAGGTGTACAGACTGAAACGGTAGCGGCTGGTGCTGCTACAACTCGCAGCAATTACGCCTTTGGTGCTGACACGATTGGCCGTGGCATTGGCACTGAGATGGAGATCCGCCGAGACACCAATGACAACTTTGGTCGAGTTGGTCGATATATCTGGCGATCTGAAGAAGGCTTTGTTGCGATGGATGTTGATCCAACCGGATATTCCGACACATCGGAGGTTCCTCAACAGCTTCGTGTTTTAGACGTTCGTACGATTGGTTAACCCATGCTTCCTACCCCTTCGCTATTTACTCCCCAGCTCGGCGGCATCGCCAAAGCAACCTATGATTTCTCGGTTCATGGCGGTCCTGTTGGCGATATTGAGCTAGACCTAAAACTTCCCGCTAATGCGATTGTTTATCAAGGGCTCATTGATGTTGTCACCGCTCCAACATCGGGCGGTTCTGCGACCGTTGCCCTCAAGATTGAAGGCGCGGCTGATTTGTTAGCCGCTATCGCAGTCGCTTCTGTGACAGACCAGCTGGATACTGTCCCTGATGGTACGGCAGCTAATGCGGTCAAGACAACGACTGAACGAACGCTGACAGTTACTGTGGCGACCGCTGCTCTAACGGCTGGCAAGTTCCACGTATACCTGTTCTATTTTCTGAGTGACTAATGTTTGACGCTGACGCTCGCAAAGCTGAGCTACAAGCTATTTACGATGAAGGCGATGGGGGTAATTGGGCACCCATCAAAGAAATTGCCACGGGGCTGGGTATCACTAAACCCGAGGATGGCTGGGAAGCAGCGATCGCCCTCATTGTTGAAGCTGAAGCAACACAGGCAAACCCGCCTAACGACGCTAACTCAACAACTGAGATACAGAAGCTTGTTAGCCAACCACCGCCTGAAATAACGCCATGGCGTAAACCCAGAACAGACTTATACGGCAACCGGATCCCTAGTCCATGGCAATCTTAACTACCGAAGAACTGGCAGCATACGCCCCTGGGGTAACTGGAGGAACAGATATTGACATTCTTGTTGCTCAAACAGCGATTGAGAGTTGGCTAGGATTCCCAATTGAGTTATCGGAACGGGTTGAAATCCTAAAGTTGACAGCCCGCTCAAAAACCACTCAGCTCAGCTACCATCCAATAGCCGATACTCCAGCACCTGTCATTGAGATAAGGCAAGGCAATGAGCGGGACAGATTAGATCGTCAGTCAGTTGTTATTGATTGGGTTGCCCTTCAATCTGGTGATTATGTCCTAGATGCCACTGGCCTGATTTCTCTGAACATCCTCAATTCTTCTGTTAGCTTTGGTTTTAACTTAATCAGCGCGACAGAGTTAAGAGCTACGTATACAGCGGGCCTTGACTTTACCCAAGACAATCCTGAAATCAATGCGCTCAAAGCCGCAACAGGGCAAATCATTACCTATCAAAACTCAGACCAATTTAAGAGTGGAATCACAGAAATAGATATCAAAGATCAGGTCCGAAAGAAATGGACTTCTAGTGGTGGAGGTAGTGGGGTGTCAGCAGCTGGGCAAACACCTGAATCATTTTTTAGACCATTTCAGAAGTACAAGCCACGGAGCGCAATTCTAGCGAGATAAAATGTCAGAACTTACCAAGGTCATAAGTGTAGGGACAGCTTTCCCTGACCCAGATAGTCAAGATATTCTCGAGACCCAGCTTGCTAGATTTGGGTTGTTAGGTTCCGACAAAGCTGTCATCGGTGTCTATAACACCGGTTCAGTTGCCCTAAACGCGTTCAAGATCGTCTTTTTCCCAAATGCTACGGCTGAGAGCGTAGATGGCCCCAGCACCGGGGCAGAATGGACTAGCCCAACGGCAGGAAATATCATTCAACATGGCAATCCAGTGGATCCAACAACATTAGCCGGTGGGGCAAAAATGTACTTTGTGCTGGATAAACTAAGCCCCATTCACAGCTTACAGGTGCTGGCTACGGTGGCTAGTGGCGAAGGTGTGCTGAAAATTGAATTCAATAGGGGGTAGTCATGGTTGTACTGAGTAGGCCAGTGGCAGGGGGAAGTTCATCGCATACTAAAGGGTTAACTCTACGGAGGATTTCATCCCAAAGCCTTGCGGATAGTACGATTAACTTCATCGAGTTTGACACTGTTGTCAGAGACGATTTAAACGGTGCCTGGTCGGTCTCTACCCCAGAGCAGGTTGTGATTCCTGTTAATGAGGCTGGTTGGTATGTCCTATCTGGGGGTATCTATCGAGCTGAAAATAACATCGAT